CTTCAACATAAGTTCTTTGCTAGCTCTAGCTAGACTGTCATGATTGTTTAGCATACTTTGGAATTAGTTTGAGGTCCATCTCTTGTACAAAGTCAAAACCCCAGGTTAATAAATGTTCTTGTAGTGACGCAGAAAACTTATCTAGAAAAAACTGCATTGCTGCAGGACTAGTCTTAGTGTTCTTCTTAATAACATTATACATACTATTAAAGTTAAGATGTCCTTTCTCATTAGCACAGTCATTTACATAGTTCATGATAGATGGACTAAAAGAATTAGGTCTTACAACATCCTGATCATCAGGAGCTGTTACATCATTCTTAAAAGGATCATGATTACAGTTACTTTTACTACAATCTTTTGCAAGCAACAAGATATACGGAAGGTTTTCTTCTAAGTCTACTGCTTCTATAATACTTACACCGATATATACACTTTCTTTATCAGGACTTGTTAGCATCCCTAATACTCTTTCATAAGTACTATCTGATAGGACAATACTTTCTTGAATGTTCTTTGTCATTAGTCTTCAATTTTTAATGTTTTAATTCTCCACAGAGGGTGTTCATTACCACTAACTGCTTTGACCCATTCTTTTGCACTAGGTATATAACCATTGCAATCTTCTTTTACATGTTGTTCACCTACATATCTGGTGTATACAGTTCTACCTGCTGTGTTTACAAAGCTTACTCCAAAAATCTTTTCAGCTTCAAATATACCTTCACTATGATGACGGAACATTCGGTGGTCACTGTGACCTACCCATGATTTAGTCTCATCAAACCAGTTATGTATATGTGTGTATTCATTATAGTTACCACCCCACTTCTTAGCGGATGATTTAGCATGTTCATTTGGATGTGCCATAGTCACCTGATGCACATGCATCTTCTATACTTCTTACAGCACCGTCCACTTTCCAAGTCTTATCTTCAATATTTATTCTTACTGTACCATAACCACCATCATTATTATACCAATCATACTGGTAGTCATCACTAAGAACATTATAAAGCATTTCTTCTATCTTAGATAGAATGTCATCATCTACATCTATAGTATTACCATCTTCATCTTCACAGTATACATGTTCTATTGAACCACTATCCCCACTACCATCATACTCACCAACAAGTTCGGTTATACCCATGTTCTTAAGGGAAGATACAAATGCTGCTTCCTCTAATTCATCATTAAATGCACTCATAATTTTATTTTTTAAGTTTATAAAAACGTCCTAGGATATTACCATTCAGATATAGATCTGATTCTAGTACACCCTTGACAAATTGATACTTTGTTTCCATGTAAGTTAACTCTGTCTTAGAGTAACATATCTGCAGGATATTCCTTTTAATAGGAACCTTATCCTTGTGTGCTTCTTTTAACGTAGCATTACTACTAAAGTAATCCTCATATGCAAGCTTAGCAACACGCTCATAATTCTTTTTACGTCTATCTGCTGGTGTATTCTTCTTGGTAAGTTTCTTCTTAGTAACTCTATGAAAATTCTTCTTACCAATATACGCATAAGACTTTCCATCTATGATAGCTGTCATTTCATATACAAAACCTACAGCACCTTCAGGAATCATATCAGGTGTAAATACCTGATTCTTGTAGATCCAACTCATTTGTTTATTGCTTCTTTTAGTAGAGGATATAATACCTCTCTTGTTTTTTCTAGGCCGTAGTCTCTTACAGAATCTGATAGATCTTTACTTAGTGGTAATGTAACACCGGGGATATTATGAATAGTATCATACTTATTCATAGCTTTCTTACCAGCATCATCATTATCAAATAAAGCTATAATGTTTTTGTACTTAGATTTATACATACTCATTGCACCATTAGGTATGACGGCTGTCTCACTATCCGGTGCAACAAACTCAGCATTAAATCCAAAAGTACTTAGTGACATAATATCTTTTAAAGAACTACAGATAATAAGATTAGGCTTCTCAAATTTTAATTGGTCAGTACCTTGTATATAGTTTTTAACTTTCATAAACTTAAACTCAGGTACCAACGGTTGGTATACTTTGTAAGGTGTCCCATCTAACCTACAATAGATATAAGCATTAGGTCCGGCTATAGTAACAGTAGATAACTTATCATCTTCTTCCTTCTCCATTATAAAATCTCCTACAGGAATTACATTATAATATTCCAATGTACTAGAATTAATATTATACTGCATCCAGAACTTAGCATCACCTTTATTCCAAGGTCTTTTAGTATACGTGTTTACTGTATACCTAGCCTGCTTCTTAAAAGATCTTATATCATCTTTAGTATTATGATTCAAAAAGTTTCTATAGTCATTTACTAATTTGTTTACAGCTTCTCCGTAGCTAAGGTTATAAAGATCCATAATGAACTTAACCTTGTCACCATATCTACCGGCAGAAAAATCACTGAACTTATACTCATTATTAGATACATAAAGAACAAAACTAGGTGTCCTCTCTGTAGGATTAAAGATAGATTTAATCTTTTCCTTTTGACCCATGAGTGGTGCAGACAACTTACAAAAAGTTTCAAAGACCCAATAACTAGGTACATCATCAATAGATGTCACAAGATTCTCTGTTGTTATCATAGGCTAAGATAAAAAAGGGGAGCATTACACTCCCCTTAGTTATACGATTACTTTAATTATAGATCAAAGTCTGAGCTTACAGAAGATGATGTAGGTATATCATTACCACCAAAAGATTCTACATTTTCTTGTTTCTTTCTTTTAATGTGAACAGCCTCATCAAACTTTACAAGCTTACTGTTTTCCTCAGCTACAGTGCAAGACTCCATATTAACAGATGGTCTCATTGCACGAGGTAAGAATAGATCATACTTAGGATAATTATCTTTGAAGTACTCACGAGCAGCTAGTGTCATATTAACAAACACATCTTTGAATGGAGCATCATTGTTATAAGCTTCAACATATTCTTCAATAGTTTCAAACTTATTATTATTATCTTCCATCCACTTCAAAGTACCAGTTACTTTAGCAATGTTCTGAATAGCTTTCAAGATTTCAAGGTCTTTGTTTACAGCAATACCTGATTTAGTAGTACCATTCTTAAATGGATACTCGCTTGCTCTTACACGACCTACTTGACCTAAGAATCTTCCTGCTTCAGGATTATCTTTATCAATAAAGAAACCTTCAAAGTCATCACCCATAGGCTCTGACTCTACATTAAGAAGTACTACAGAAGCTTCTTTGTCAAATGGTGCAACCTCTAACTTAATAGAGTTAATCTTACACTTGTGTGTTCCGGGCATCAAGGTTTTAGAAACACTAGGCCCTTTGTCATTTAATAGATCTAAGTTAATCATTTTTCTTTTTTTAATTAATCAATATAAATTTTATCCCAATAGGTCTGGATAGTACCGTCTTCAGTTACTTCTGATATTACAATCTCTTGGTTAGTTAAGTGACCAGGTCTAGCTCCACAAGAAACTTGATCTGATGTTTTAAAACTTAAGATGTTTTGTTTACCTTTTCTAAATAGATAACCTATAGAATCAGAGTCAGAACATGTAGATCTCTTGATCTTACCTGTTAAATCTAAGTCCATAGAACTAAAATCAGAACCGTTCTTTTCTAGTAAGGTATCTTTTACGTGTCCTACTAAGATAACACGAGGCGCCCAAGTTTTAATGTAAGCTATTACCTTACTGAATGCATCTCTTAACCAAGGATAACCAGCACCATTAGGTAAGTTTAATATGTTACCATACTTAGGCTTACCCTCAGAGAACCAATTCTTACCCATACTGGATTTAGAATATATAGTTTCAGCATAAGGAATACACATCTCTTCTAATGCAGTTATTGTATCAATAGCTACATATTTATAGGGATGTCCAGCTTCTTTGATAGCTTCACCAATCTGTTTGATTTCATCAACAGTTTTAGCTTTTACTTTTAGGGCATCAACATAATCAGAGCCGTCTTCTAAATCTAGAATAAGACAATCATCTAGCTGTGACAACAAGGTTGTCTTGCCTGTTTTTGGTTTAGAGAAAATAATCAGGTTCTTTGGACTGCTCTGAGAAGCAGGAACCTTTTTTGTAGGTAGTTTAATTTCCATTACTTTAATAAATTATTTAGCCAAGGCTTAGTACTTACAGGTATCTTGTGCAATATAGCAATTAGATCTCTAGCTGTTAACTCTGACAAAGGCATGTCCTCAATATCAAAGCTATCAAAGCTTAGTTGAGTACTTACTTTTTCAGTCTTAGCAACTTTAACCTTTACTAATTCTGCAACAGGAACTAGGTATCTTACTGCACCATTGTCAGACATCTCTGTATTCTCATACTCCTCTTGCCAGTGAGGATTATAATTCCACTTCCATAATGTTCTGTCTGGATCTTCAGAGTCACACTTAGCTCCTACAAATTCTGTATAGATATCCATACCTCTTCTTAGCTCACTGACAAAGAATGCCATATGAGGATCATCTTTTCCTTCTGGCCTGTAAGCTAACTTAGGGTAGAACAAAGCATCCGGTTCACCTAGACTGTCAAAAACAGGCTGGTGTTTTTTACGGAGCTCAGCAACCTTCTGTTTACGCTCTTCAGGTGTAATGTACTTACTGCTAGTACTACTAGTGTTGTTAATCATAAATTAAATTTTACTTCTTTTTTCTTGTTGTGGTGGTGTTACAATCTCTACTATTTTCATCTTTTCAAACTGGGCTTTAAAGAAACTCATACGAGTATCTCCATTTCTACACTTAAGAAAATGCATCACTAAGATTTTATCATCCTCTATGATATACTTATCAGGACCATAGAACCTAATCTTTTGTTTACCAGGTCTGTTAATACCAATAAGAGTATCAGCATGTTGTAGTAATGCATCAGCACCAAAGATGTCAGACTCTAATATGTAGTTACCATACTTACCATCTTCATTTCTTTCGGGATTATCAATTCCTCTATTTAACTGGGTAAGAATGATAAAAGCTATAGGGAATCTACGCTTAAGTTCTGTAATAGTTTCACCTAAACTATACAGAGTATCAAACTTATCCTTTTCAAAAGGAGCTTTCTTCAATAATAACGAGTGATCTAATGTTACTATAGTCTTCTTAAACTTATAGTTTCCATCAGCATCTTTCTCAGCATGAGCATTCATGTACTCTATAATAGTATCTTTTAATTCAAGTACTGTAATAGGATCTTCTACTATATCAATAGGAAATCTAACTTGATTCTTTGCATACTCATAGCAAGTATTCAAATCAGCTTCAGTTAATGTCCCATCTGCACTACACAGATACTTATAAGATTTACCTAATACACTAGAGTACTGACGTATGGCTGATGTTCTTGCTAACATTTCAAACTGAAATTCAAGAACTCTAAAGTCCTCATCAGGATTTAGTACAAAAGCCTCTCGTATTATTTGATCCTTGATCAGAGTCTTCCCGCTACCAGGTCTACCACCTATTACAGTCATTGAGTGCCATTCAAGACCATCGGTAGTAGCATCATTAAACTTTGACCAAGGTGTCTTTATGCTCTTGATAAGACCCTCTCTCCTACCTTTTAGGTAAACTAAAGAGTCATGATACCCCTGTTTTTGGTTTTTCCAAAGAGCTTGTTTAGACATGTGTTGGTTAAGTTTAATCTGCCTGTACAGGGAGACTGTGGTTTACAAATTTAAAAATTCCTCTGAACAAAAGCAAGAGAAATTCTATAAATAAATACTGAAAGAATGATACTTCTACTATAATGCTATTGATGATTAACCAAGCGGTTACAGATAATATTATAGAGGTAAGTATAAGTATAAGTTGTTTATTTGTCATACTACTTTTTCTGAAAAATGTGGAGAGTTATCTTGGTCATCTCCGCTTAATATAATGTCACAGCAATTAGCTAGTTCAGAATCCCAAGACTTATCTGAATTTTGTTTACGTATAAAGTATTGAGAGTTACGCATAAACTTAAAGTTTTCTTTTTCAAAAGTGCTTACATAGTACTCAGTGCCTGCTAGAATAGTAGACCATTCATACTTGTAGTTCTTAAAGAACCACTTGAAAGCTTCTTCAATGTTTCTTTTGTTTACTCTAGCTGGTTTACCGGACGGTAGTTTACCTTTAGGAAAGATGTTTAGATACTTGTCTATATTATCTAATAGACTATCTGGAATCTTTACATTCATAGAATCATCAGACATTAAGTCTTTTGCTTTTTGAGTAAGCTTCATGTCCTGTATGTACTCCTCAAAAATCAATACACGTAATTCTAACTGAACATTTATGTTCTTAGGGTGTACTTTATTATCAATACACCATAGCAAGTAGTATTGATTAGGTGATATGGTTAACTCACCTAACAAATCAAAAAGTTTTATTGTATCCATAGTTACTAAATTAATCAAGATGTTCTAGATAATCTCCATTGGGATATTTTTTCATGTGATTGATGAAGTCTTTGTATACTCTACGATACTCTAAGTTATTGTAAGTCAAAGCATCTTCAACTGTTTGTTTAGAGTAACCAACAGTGCATCTATCACGGAGAATTTCTCTAGCAATTTTATCTTCTGTATGACCCATCTGACTAGCAAAATAACATAACATCTGACGAGGTATTGTATACCGTCTCTGTCTTGAATTTTTTCTAACTTTTAAACACTCTGGTTCTATAGCTACAGCAATGTCAGCAAGTTCAGAAAGAGATAGACTAAAGTTCTGAAATACCTCATAATAAGATAGCTTCTTTCCGTCTACTGCCTGACTTAGTGCTTTTTGTATGTTTGCTTGAAAGGTTATTATTGCTGTGTTCAGATGCTGATTTAGTATCATCACAGCTTTCTCCATGTCTTTCTTCTGTTTTTCCGCTTTCGTCATATAATCTGGTGTGTTTAGACTCTATAGCAAAGTGTTCTACATGCTTAAGTTTTTTATTAAATGCTTTAAGTATATCATCTATACCTGTCATCTTAATATCTGCATCAGATAGTGCATCATGTAAACACTTTCTTTTAAATAATCCTTGATGACTTTTTACTGCAAACTCAACCTCACCATACTTAGTAAGCTCTGCATAAACAGTCACTGTTACTTTTTCTACCATTGAATTTTAGGTTTGTTTAATTTTTCTAACTGAGTATTTACTTTGTTCCAAAGATCTTCACAGTCCCAAGGTTTCTTTTCATAAGCTGCACTAGCAGGATGAGAAACCAAAAGCTTTAAAGTATTATTAGGAACCAAGTCAGCATACTCTTGTGCTTTCTTACCCATAAATACATATATAATATCTTGTCTGTTCCAGATAAGAGAATCTAAAACTGATACTATAAATGGAGACCATAATAAATAATGGCTACCGGGTTTAAATATAGTAGTAGTTAGTGCACTATTAAGAAGCAACACTCCTTGCTTAGACCATCTAGATAAATCCGGATCAGGATAATATACAGGATCTATGGTTTCTTTTATAGATTCAAAGATTAAACCTAAAGAAGCTTCTACTTTTCCTTTCTTACTACAACTAAAAGCTATACCATCTGGTACATCTGGATAAGGATAAGGATCTTGTCCCATGATTACTACATTAACTTGTTCAAATGGACAAAGTTCAAATGCTCTGAATACATCTTTCATTTGGGGTACAAATCTTTTATTATCCCGGGCCTCTTCAAGTAGTCTATCTAGTATTTTATCCATATCAGAACTTAATACAAAAGTTTTTAGTGAGTCTCCCCATCCGCTATCTTTAAGTCTACTATATAATTTTTCTTTTACTTGTTGTAAGTTTACATTTTCTAACATAAGTTTGTATAAATAATTAATTTATGGCCGAAGAAACATCTAATCCTAAAATCATAGAGCGTGAAGTTCTAAAAGAAACAGGAACAGTAAAGTTAGAACTACCTATTTCTTATTATGTAAGGATTAACCAGTTTCTTTTTGAGTTCTTTCCCTTTAAAGATGACAAGCATCTTGGTGAAATCATTACAAAGATAGCAGAAGGTAAAGATGAAACTGATGTAGAAGCATACCACTTTAGAACTTTGTTATCTCTTCAGTTACTAATAGAGGATGCTGCTAAACAACAGGGTCAAACAGAAATAGTTAAGATAGATGCTGAAAAAGGAGAGCGGATTCCCTAGTATATAGGGAACCCAATTTTATCTCCTATCTTAATACAAGCTTCTATAGCCATAGATATTTCTTCTTTACTACAGTCTGCAAAAGATATTACACTCTCACCTTTAACAAGGCCGGCTTCATTCTTTACATACAGTTTCATGTCATCCATAGACATGCCTGCATACTGGGCAAGTTCTCTAATACACTTATGTAGTTTACTGATTTGGCTATAAGAAGCATCATCATTTATAACTTCATAGGTAACAAGAACTTTCTGTCCCTCTTCTAACTGCTTTACAAATAGATCTAACTGAACTTTACTTAGCTGATTAGCTATAACTAGTTCTTTATGCTCCTTCTTGAACTTTACGCTTACGGGTAACAGGTTTGCCATTATATGATGTTCTAGGTTGACCTTTATCTTTTCTTGGCTTTCTCTTGAGTTTAGCTAACTCTGCTTTTAAACTATGGTTCTCTACTAAACCATCTGCATATTTATTTATTATTCTATCGTAAGTAGTTTCTAAGTCATTAAGTTCTTCTTTAGATTCTTTATACTTTGCTCTGAATAAAAAGGCTGCTCCTGTTGCACAGATAGTTGCAAATACTAAAACTGGTGTAATCATTTTTTACTGTATTTATTTTGTTTGTAATCCTTTATAATTTCTGTAATTTCAGGTAAGTCCATTAAAGGAAGTGTACTTACCTCTTCACCAAACTCTGTTATTGCTCTAACAAAGTTTGTCATATCTAGACCAGGTGTCTCCCAAAAAGCATTGAATAAATGACCGTGTTCTTTAAGAACTGTATCTACAAAGTTCTTCATAGTCATCTTAGTTTTGTGTCTGTTAAACCACTTAATACTCTCAGTATTATCACATGCATGAATGCATACTTCTAAATGCATCATAAGATGCACTACTCTCAGCTTTTCTTCTTCAGTCATACTAGTCTTGTTCTCTAATCTTTTTACTTAGTTCTTCAAATAACACTACAATAAGTGCAAATATAACAATGAGTAATAACATTGGTATCATCCACCATAGAGGTAAAGTTATCCACCACCAAGACCAGTCAATAACACCTGAAAGTTTCAGTGTTAGTAGTACTATAAATACTATAGCACTTAAAGATAAACCATTATTTTCCATACTTCTTTGTAAATTTATGCATTTGATACCACTCATGAAAGTTTTTTGTTTGATGACCTGCTTCACTATGCACACCTTCTACAAAACCTCCATTCCAAGCTTTCTGTAAATCACTTTTATCATAGCAGATATGTTCTTTAAGCATATCTATTTCAGCATACTTCAACATAATCCTGTAGTATAAGTAAGTGAATAATGCTAGTCCACTAATTATCAGTAATATTGTTATCAACATCTTTTTGTTTATTAAGTATTTTGTTAATCTCTGCCAAGTGCTCAAGTCTAATAGCTTCAAGCTCCTTTTCTTTTTGTATCTCTTTTACAGATTTAAAGAATCCCTGTAGCATCTTGGGATAGATAGGCGTACCAGCATGCATGATGATCTTCTCATCAATCTCTTTGTTGTTACCTTTACCTATACCAATGTACCACTTAGTCTCATATCCGTTGTCTACTTTTACAATACCGATCTTATCAAACCATACTGAGTCTAATATCTTCATAACTTAAAAGCTTTAATAGTGTGTTCAAAAGGATTACCTTCTATGTTCTTTACTAGATCTAACATCTGTTGTGCTAATTCCCGGACTTCAACTTGAGCATGCTCACTGTTACGTAGTCCTTGGAAGTGTGCAAAACTTCTCCAGTTAAACATAACATCCATAGTAATCTGAGAATTAAAAGTCTTAAAGAATCTTGCTGACTCTTTAGCACGCTTACGTCCTAATTTAGGAGTAAGTATTTCTAAGAACTTATGATAATACTCATTAGCTTCATTAGTAAAATCAATTAAGTCTTGTTGCAAAGTCTCATCCCAGTCTTCAGGAATGTACATCTTATCTTCTTTCAGTTCCTTGTATCTAGCAGACTCACCATTAATACTTACACCAATACGGTGTTTCAGTAAATGAATATGTGTTGCTTGATCTACAGTAACTAAGAAGTGCAGACTACTCTTCTCAAATGGTGTGTGATGTCCTTCTGATGCTAACATATCTAGCAACTTAGGAATCCGGTTAACCTTTTCTTCAGTAAGATCTCTACTAGTACTAGTCCATGCAGAACTTGCATGTACAGTATCATCACCGTAGTAACCTAGTAATTCTACTTTATTCGTCATCATTGCTTTTATTTAGTTCTTTTATTAATGCATTAAGAGCATCTAACTGACCCCATGTTAACTGAAATTTAGCACCGGGGCTACCACTTATTTCAACATCAAACCCTTCTCCATTATGCCACTCACATATTTCAATGTAGTCATGTTCTTTAGATAGATGACAATAGTTTTTTAACTCATCAAATATAGCCGTACGTGAATATTGTTCAATAGTACTTTTTTTGTTTGTATCAAGCCACTCTTGAATTTCAGCAGCTGTTGGAGCATACTCTTTACCTATAATTCTGGTAATAGCTTTGTGTGCTTCTAGTATTTTATTTACATCATGCATACTGACAAACATTATAAACAGCCATCAATGGATCTTGCTTACGTACATGATTAATTAAAAGATATAACCATTCAATCTCATCATAGTCTATACGCCTCTTTTCACGAGACTTAAACTTAAACTTATATCCATTACCGTCATTCTCAAGACTGACTAGTAGTTCACCTTTAGCATCTTCAGACCATGTAGAACCCATACTTCTCCATAGTTGGTATAATGTTCCGTTGTCTGTATCAGCTTCTGTGATAATATACTCTACATCTTGTTGTAGAGAATCAATTACATAATAGTTTCTCATTTTTCTTTTTTGTTTAATATGTCTTTTAGTTCTTGCCATACACCATTAACTTTCTCACCCCAGAAATAGTCACAGGTGAACTCACCATCTTCTGTTTTACCAGGTACATCTAGAAAGTATGATTGCATCATACCGTCTTTAGCAGTGTATCTATAACACTTTGTTGCTACAGGACAGTTAGTCCCCTTACATTTAGTTATGTCAGCCATAGTTTTTAATTTTAAAATATATAACGTATTGTACACCAAGGAATTAATACACTGTGTAGTGATTTGAACTCATGTATATACTGTGCTTTTAGTTCACGTTTATACCGGATATTCTCACCACCATACTGTGATATCTTAGCTTCTTGTAACTCAGGAACCCATAGCAGGTCCTCACCGGGAAGATTATTCTCTACATTAAAGAGATGTTTCTTCTCATTATGTGTAAGAAAGATAACTTCACACTTCATCTGTTTTTTTGCAGCTGGAGAGACGCTCTCATCTATTAGCATAAACAAATCCCGGTACTCTTCTAACCAACCATCAGTCACTATAACAGGACTAAAGTTTAGATGTACTTCATAACCGTCTACAAGTAACATGGTAATCTGCTGAAGTCTTTCTATTATACTAGGAGTATTAGGTTCTAGTACATTAGCGTACTTCTGTGGCATCAGACTAACACGGAGTCTAACCTTATCATTAAGTAAACCTAGTTGTTTGTTGAATAGATCAGGCATCAAATGTTTAGTAGCAAAAGATGCTTTAGCACGTTCATGTTTCTTAAAGAAGTCAAAGATTTCTCTCAGAGGTAACTGTCTAGCATGCAGTCCTATGTCTACATTACAACCAATGTCATAAGTGATATACTTATCATCTGTTTGATTAGGTTTCTCATCAGTAGCAAACCATGCGTGATGGTCTATAGCTGTGAGAATGTCATTTACATTTTTATAAAATACTACACCTTCTGTTACGTGTCTCTTACAATAACAGTAACTACAGTTATATCCACACCCAAATGCAAAACTTGGGGTAATATAATCCGTACTACGTCCAGAAGGTTTAATCTCCATGCTTTGTAAAGAAGCATGTTTGATTAGTTTTTCTGTACTCATAAATTATTAGGTGCAATACAGAACCCGGTACTATACGTCACTCCGGTTATGTACACTGACGGAGAGTATTTCTCAACCGGGGATGTTAGGAGCTACCTAACAGTCTATCTGTATTGCGGATTATTACCAAACAATGATTACCATCTGCTCAGGTACTACGAAATAGAGTTTACCTTCTATCTCTAGTACTTCACAGTTAGTAATACCCATACCAGTATAAACCATATCACCAACTTTAATGCTGGTAACATCAGTTCCTACTGCTGCAACAGGTAACTTGTTTAATGTTTTTACAAACTCTATAGCTGCTTCTTGTTCAGCTTCAGGAGTTAATTCAATTAAAGACTTTGGTCTTTCAGGTCTTTCTACTAAGATGCGTTTACCGCGGAGTTCTTTAAACATAATTATTGGTTTTGTTACAAATATATAAACTAATGTGTTATAGAACAAGTTCTATTTCTTCTGATACTACAGTTTCTTCTGTGGATTCTGACTCTTCTATCTCCCGGAATCTCCATGCAGCAAATCTAGGTTCTATATACCTATTCCATTTAGTAAGATAAACCATAGGGTTCCTTACTTCTTCTAATAACACACCGTCTACAATACCATCATTGTCATCAAACTCACGAATAGTGTACTTAGCATCTAGTTTTACCCAGTTAGGACAATACTTAGGTTGCCATTCAGCAACTTCGGGTCTCATAGAATCATCTACACATACTACTCTAGTACCAGGTCTCATAGGTGATCATTTAATTTTCTATACTTTCTGATTAGTTTAAAGGTAACATCCATACTATTCCAGTTAAGATGGGGTCCTTCACCTGCTTTTACTCCGTGGTATGCTATACAGTAACCATGATTAGCATTATACCAGTCTTCAGGTTTAATCCGGACACCGTTAACTTTATCTAGATATATCCAAGGAACATTACTGGCAAGTTCTATTTGTATACCTATCTTCTTAAGACGTTCTACAAACACGGTAATCTCATTCATTTTTAAATTGTTCTTTAAATATTTTAAACCAATAATCTCTTGCTGCATCAGATTTAGCACCTGCTATGAATAACATTCTGTCTACTTGTCTATCTATTCCTGGATATAATCTTTCAGCAGCTTCTTTAATTAATTCATTCATCTTGACCTCCTACCATTTTTCTGACGTCAGCAATATGGTCTATCATTTTGTTGTCATCAACAGAATGATCTCCATATGTTTCTTTATAGTATAAATCAGCACTTCTTAAATCACCATTATTGTAAGCATCAATAATCTGCTCTCGTTCCATTTGTAAAGTTTCTTGAACTATATCTCTGACAGATGTACTACTTAGATTAACTTCATTAATGACTCTTTGAAAATCTTTTGATTTCTTTAACTCATTAATTAAGCACATAACCGCTGTTTGTTTACTCATAGTTATTTAGTTTTAACAATTTCTATTAGCTTTTGCAAGCAAGCTAACTCCGCTTCTTCGTATGTTTCAAATTCTGTAAACAACCTATTACTATTTAAAGTATCTTTCATGTTATTAATTGTGAAACAATAAAAACCTCCTGTAAAATATTGAGGAGCTACTACCAAACTATACTTTTCTCTAAAGAAACGGAAGGCTTGTTGGAATAGTGGTGCTGCAATATTTTCAGATACTCCGTTGGTGTATACTCTGCTTGTCCACAACTCCCTGTTGTCAAAATGACTGAAACATCCATAACAACGCTCGTTAAATCCAAGTTGCTTTAACTCTAAAGCTACCTCGTAGGGTACAAATTCTTTTTCCATAGTTATTCTTCTAATTCTTGTTGAGGTTTAACTACACGGAGACCCCACATAAGGTCTATCCATTGCATCTTTCTATGTGCATTTACAGTACTAAGTTTAAGTTCTTTCTTTAGATAGTCAGAACCCCACTTAAACCAGTCATCACGTTGTTTCTCGGACATGGTATATTTATCCCACCATCCGTCTCCTTCTTTAAGGACACCATCATAAGTAATGTCAGGATGACCAGCAATAAGGAACATAGTTTCTAGTAGTACGCGGACTACTTCTTCTTCAGTTTTTCTTTTATTTTTCATAAGGTTGGTTGATTAG